CCTGTGCCTGCACCACTGACTTTGTTTTGCGCTGTTGCACACAAGATGAACGGAACCGAATTAGATGGAGCTGGTAAGTAATTGCTTTCATCAATGAGGCTAACTTCAACGCCTGGGGAAACTAGTGCCATGGGTGTATTCCTTTAATAAAAATATGCTATTCATATTTAGCGAATAGTACCAAAACCACCATCTAACCTTGCCCTTAATAAATACCTTACCGGGTTATCGTTGGAATAGCATATGAAAAATATAGGATTTGTTTACGAATCTTGGAATAAAATTACAGGAAAACGTTACATTGGGAGTCATGTTGGCAAAGATACAGACAGTTACTTTGGAAATGGAGTTGATTTTACAAAAGACTTTAAAAAATACGGTGCCGGATGTTTCGAACGAAAAATATTAGAGTATGCCGAGGATCAAAAGAGTTTGGCACACATCGAAGAAAAATGGCTGAGATCAGTGGATGCTAAAAATAACCCATCCTATTATAATCGTTCAAACTCTGCATCTGGCATTTATAGACAAGTAAAACAACTACCAAATCGACCACTGTGCTCGTCATGCCACAGCAGATTTGCGGCCATCAATTGCTACAGGCACGGACGAGTTTATTATAGATCAGTTTGTGACGACTGTGCAAGAAAGAAAAAGAAACATAAAGCACCAACGCCCAACTGGAAGTCGGCTGGTTATAAGAAAAAAATGGTGTGTGATAGATGCAGTTTTAGAGCTAAAAATACTGCACAACTATTGGTTTACCATGTAGATGGCAATACTGCTAACATTGAGCTTAGAAATCTCAAAAGTATTTGTCTCAACTGCACCATTGAAGTTACTCGAGTGGACTTGCCTTGGCGGCGCGGAGATCTCGAAGAAGATCGTTGATTTGATTGTAGAGCTGATCTAAGGTTCCATTGTTGTCCAATACAGCATCAAACTTTGTGCCTACCCAAGATGTTTCACTGGCATGTATGTTGTATTTGGTTAAGATATCTTTGCTCAATGCCCAGCCTATGTGTTTGGGCCCGGCATTTACTGCCACCGCAGCATCATACCACTCGGGTTCAGGACCACGACAAACCCTTAAAACAATGCCGCATTGATCTCGTATGGCTTGGATTTCATTGGGGAATCTACAATCCGAAACCACTACATGATCTTGACTGTTGCGCAGTTTATTTTCCAAACTGGCTATCCAAATGTCATCATGGAATGCTCGACGGCAAACTTCAGTACCCCAATATTGCAGAACCCAACGCGGTGTTATGACTTGTTGCAGCCTTTTGGACCACCATTCATCCACTTGCTCACGCCATTCACGAGCTTGTTTGGTGCGCCCTTCCAGCAAGGTCCGGTCCCATCCAAACACAACAGCCACTGCATCTTTTAAGGTACCAGCAAAAGACACTCTGCGGAACTCATGAATATTGACCAGATAATCAGCTATGGTATCTTTACCTGAATTAATGAAACCGCATATGCCAATGATCATCTCAATTCCTTTATGTTCAACATTTCAAAGGCATCTTGCAATAAGTTTATTTGTCGCCGGCAGTCTTCTAAGGCATGGTGGCTAGCTGGGTACTTATTGAGGTTGGGAACCAAGCTATAAACTGTGCGGGCATCACGCACAGTGTGGTATTGCCAAGGCAGCACCATGTCGAGGCTCTTGTAGGCATTTTCTAAAATCGTCATGTCAAAAGTGGTACCGTTTGACCAGATTCTTTTACTCTGCCATATCAGTTTGCCCAGTTCCGCAAGGGCTTGCGCTAGAGGAATACGACCATCAGGATTGAATGCTTCGTCTTTGGCGGCCGAAGGTTGGGTGGCCCACCAATCAATGGTACATTGTTCTATGTTGCGGTTTGATTGACTGTCAATGTCCACCCTAGCGTAGTATTGTTGCTCATAGTAACCACGTTTGAATGGATCAAAGGCCTGTGCAGCCACAGTGAGGATACAAGCAGCGGGAGCTGTGCCCGCTGTTTCAATGTCAATCATGAGGTCGATTGTAAAATCTCCCTGGGCAAAAGTAATAACTGCAATGTTAGAGTAGTTGACGAGTTTTTGAAACTTATCAAGATGACACAATGAAAATTTTAAGTTAAAGCCTTAGCCAATCACAAAAGACATTGGCTCCGAACCGTCCACATAGAGTTTTAGTTCTTCAATTTTGAGATCCATTTGGGCCTGTGCTTCACCTTTAAGGGCAGCACCGTTGAGCGTGGTTCCACCCCCTGGACCGGCTATCTGCGCAAACTTCTCACGGGCTTCACCAATGATCATTTTACATGCAGCCACCATGTAGTCTCGTATCCATTGGCTGGTTTGCAAGTTACTGAGCAAAGCTATTTCGGGTTTGAGATGGTAAACCCAAAGCAAAATGATCTCCCCCATGCCCTTGGGGTCCCGCATGAACTGTATTTGTTTGGTCATAGGATTGTAGGTATAGTTCAAAAAACCGCCAAACATTCTTGCGGCCAGTTCCACATATTGAGTGTAGAAATTGTAAGTGGCCAAGCCACCAGCCGAACTGTAGTTTAAGAGATAAGTGTTGATAGTGGCACTGCTGAAGGGATCAAAACTGGACGAAAATGGCCCTTGTATGTTTCCAATGGTCCTACGGAAGGCTTGCCGCACTGTAACCACTTCTTGCGGCAATGTATATACATTGACTTCTCGCAACAGAGTGAGAAATATGTAAGATTCTTCATAGGCATTGTTGGCGCGTTGACGATAGGTGCCAATGGTACGCTGATAAGCAGCTTCATAGTGTGCAGGATCCAGTTCAAGGTCAACAATGTTGTCGCCAAGAACAAGTCGCACATACTCAATGAGATTTTGCTTTAAAGTGTCTAAACTTGGTGCTGTTTGATCAACCATCTATGGCTCCTTGCCCAGTATTTATGTTATCATGCTATGGCTAACGAGCTGATGATTGTACCTGTTGTTTCAAAAATTACCAAGCCTTTAAAATAATCAAGTTGTTATTGCCACGTCCTTTGAATTTGATACTGGTGGCTCTGATATCCTTAAAATATTTACGTTGCGCTGGTTTCCCCCCGGCCAATAAAGCTCGCAATTGTTCAGCTGGCCTGCGCAGTGTTTTCTGTTGGCTCTCCACAGTATTCATGCCTATGATGCTAGAGCTTTTCACAGTGATCGAACCCGCATGGCTGTCCGCTACCACATGGATCAATTTACGTTTTTTGGTATCGTACAGCCAGGCTTCGCTGGCGCCTACCAAGTTGGTAGGAGATTCCGATACCAGTTTGAGTTCGGCAAACTCTTTGAGAAACTTGAACCTGCGGGTTAGTTTTTCCGGACTCACTGCTTTCTTGGTTCTAGGCTTGCGTTCCACTTTTTTGATCTGCACATAGTTGTCGCAGTCAGCAATGACCTGTTGTGTAAATTTCACAAAGTTTTTGATTTGATTTTTAGTGAATCGTTGATAGCCTTCAACCAATTGTGGATCTTTGCCACGCAACACTTCTTCAAACTCATCCAAATGTGTTTTCCAATCTTGGAGAATAATGTGCACCATTTGGGGTGCAATGTTCATGCTACGCATCAGCGTGATAGGCTTGTAATCTGCTGACATTTTGGCGCCGGCTTTGACAAAGTCATCAAACATGCCTTCGATGTCTCCCGCGCACTCCAACACCTTTTTACGCAGTCGATCCTGGATAGTAATACGAGCAGATTCGGCTTGTTGTTCGGCCTGTGCCTGTGCCTTGGCCGACAATCTCTTGGCTGGTTGATGTTTGGCCAGCAGTCCGGCCACGGAGTTCTTGACATACATCAATTCATGCTCGTCGAGCTCTAGGCCCATGGTATTCATGCGACACAACCAACCCAGGGTAGTGGGAAAGTCTTGGTCTGGTACGGACCTTAATGCTTTGGCATTTTTGTCCCCATGACTGGCCAGCCAAAAGGTCACAAATTCTTTGGCCATTTTTTTGTTGGCGTAGTAATTGTACCAGTTAAATGCACGACCCAATTTGCTGACACGATTACTGGATTCTGGTTGGAATCTCCAATTGGGTTCGTCACCCATGTGCTTGATGTCTGCAGTGCGAATGTGCAATGGCTTGGGCTTACCTACAGCAATGGCTGTTTTCATATGGCTCCTAGATGATACTCAGTGAGTATAACAGATTTGGAGTTTGTGGTCAACCTACCCATAAATACTGCACTATGCCTAGATTGAGCCTTTTCCGTCCGAATCGGCAGAACGATTATAAGTTTTTGGACCGCACCATAGCAGAAATGTACACAGTGGGCGGAGTAGACATCTATGTACACAAGTATCTAGGACCAAAACCCCACGGTGATGATTCCAGCACCCAGACCGGTGGCACACAAGATGCTACCCAACCCGCATATAGTTATGATAATCCCTTGTTTATAGAGGATCTATTGCTGATCGAAAATCGAGATCGAAGCTACAGTCAAGATATCTATGTCATGCGTGGGGTATATGCTTTGCAAGACATAGACTTTGATCTCACGCAGTTTGGTCTGTTTTTGAACAATGACACCTTGTTCATCACGTTTCACTACAACGACATGATCAATACTCTGGGTCGCAAGTTGATGGCCGGCGATGTGTTGGAATTGCCAAATCTCAAAGATTACCATCCATTGAACACGGCGTTGCCCAAAGCCTTGCC